CGCATTGTAGCACCCGCGATAGACCACACGGACTGTAGCGGTGCTTATCCAGTACATGTCGGTATAGTAAGTAGAAGACGATCCGTTCAGATTACCCACCGGAACCAGGTCCATATACTTGCCGTGCGCCACGCCTGTAATCCACTGACCGCTGTCCTTTTTCCCCTGCACCCAACGCACCGTGCCGTCAGGCATCCAGATGCGCCATTTGCCCACGTTGCCGCTGTCGTTCGGCAGATCCACGCCGTCCATCATGTCATACTTGTTGCCGTAGATGTCCTCATAGCCCAGGCAGCAGATATTTTTCACCTGCACCACAGTCTCCTGTCCGTATTCGTCACGGCTCTTATACCAGGCATACTGGTGCACCAGACCTTCAATCAGCGAATTCGTGATTTTGTTGTTGATGGCATACGCTTCATCGTAGCCGATGGTATCTGTCATTCCATGCTCTGCCGTTCCACCCGTTATTCTATTGTAATTATGCTCCCCGGCACCGCACTGTTCCTGCATGTCCCTGCGCCCGTACCGTGCATAGCTCAGATTCGCAATGCGGCTGTGCATCAGCGCATCTATCTGCTGCATGCCCCGCTGCTGGCTGTAGTAGTGGAAGTCCGTCCAGGTCATGCTTCCGGCTGTATAGGTACCGGTTATGCAGGCACGAAGCTTGCTGCCCACCACCGAACTGCCCACAACAGCACACAGATGTTCCTCATTGGCCACCCAATCCGGTTCCATGTCCTCTATCTTGTCGCTGTTGCTCAGCACCACGCAGTCAAACTCTGCCGTGTTCAGAATGGAGAAATGCAGGGCTGTAGCACGTTCCGGAACGTCTGCTATCAGATACATGCCGGCTTCAAATTTCAAGCCGATGGTCGGCACCACGATGCTCTTCAGGATGTTTCCCTCCGCATCAGCAAACACACTGCCGATAAGCCCTGTTCCTGGAACGCTCGGGAAGCGGACACGTCTGTAACCCGACACATCCACTTTGCACACGGAATAAGCCTTGTCCGTCGTATAGGATTCCATCAGCGTGGACTTTCCGCTCATAATCTTGCGTTCACCCAGCCAGCCGCCCTGCGTTTCCTTGATGGCATCCAGCGTCAGTACTGTCGCCTCCGGAACAGGGGGCATTTCGTCCTCCGGATAACTGCTGTAGCAGGCGTACTTTTTGTTGTTCAGATAGTCGTTGATACCCTTGCTCCAGTAGAACGGTTCGTACATCATCCAGTCTCCCTCGCTGCCGTCCAGCTTCGCCACCGTACAGTCGTTCATATCCTCCGCATCGGCATAGAAGTTCGAGCTTTCGTCATGCAGGGGGAAATAGGTCATCTCCCCGTCCGGGTTGTTCACTTCCACCTGCTGCCCGGCTATCTCCACCTTCCGGCTCGTAGGCATCCTGGTCACCTTGGCCAGTACGCGGTGGCGCTTGGACAGGATGGCATTCACATGCCCGCTCATTTTGTACGCATTCCCGAACTTGTATCCGGTCTTGTTGTCCAGGTTCGAAATGTTGGCATCGTCGGCCACACTGTCGTCAAACTCAATCATCGTATAGGGCGGCTGCTTGATGGTCAGTTCCGGATAACGGGCGGCATACTTCTCCAGTTCCTCATCAGCCAGATACTTCGTCAGGGTCAACTTACCGCGCAGGCCAGAGTGGCGGTCATCCACGGCCCCCGTCTGCGTATACGTTCCGTAGTCGTAATACTTCTTCAGCAGGGTTCCGTCGTCTTCCCGGTCTATCTCCAGCACGAAGCGCTCCAGCTTGCCGCTGCCGTTCAGTCTGGCCTGGTGCAGGCGTTCCAGCATAGCGAACCCGTCGATGCCGGGGCAGTTGGTGTAGCGGTAGCCCCGCACGTTGTTGATGCCTTCCAGTATCAATCCGCTGTCCTGCAGCTTGGTCAGATACTCCAGGAACAGTTCCTCAATCGTGTCCGGCAGGCATAACTGCACAACGGGCGCACCGGTGGCCAGCTTCACGCGGGTCAGCCCCGTACCCCTCACGTCCAGTTTCTTCAGGCGGCCTTGCCAGCTCAAGTCCAAAGTAGCCACATTGCCGTTGTCCCCGTTCCGGGCCAGCAGGTTGTTCCGCATATTCACTTCTTCCAGCAGCAGCATCCCGTTGGTCGAAGCCATGAACGAGCCGTTCCGGTATCCGCTGGCTTTCTCCACGCTCATGTCGAGTTTTACCAGTGAGGTCAGCAGACCGAAGTTGAAGCCGATTGCGAACGCATCCTCGTGCCATACCAGCTCCTTGATTTTGGCTGCACCGATTACTTTCAGCGGGTCATTTTCGCCGAACGAGCGGGTCAGCTGCAGGGAATGGAGCACGTCCGCATCCACCACACCGCTGTCAGCCTGTACGCCGTTACTGGTAGATAACTGCACACGGTACGGGATGGTCAGCCGGTACTGCATCGGTTTCAGCTTATAAGCCTTGTCCAGCGAGGCAGTGGACTGGTAGAACTGCGCGCCCAAGGTGGATACATAGCCATATTCTACTTGCTTAAGATCGTACCGGCGCTGGATGAAGTAGTTCCGGTGCGCTTTCAACGAACCCTTCAGACCGTAGATCTGCGGATAGGTCTGTTTCGCGCCGTCCGCACCCACCGGCATTTCGTTCAGGAACGGGTAGATGTATTTGAAGATACCGGACTTGTTGTACAGGCGTGAGCACCACTTCTTCATCTGTTCGGTGTCAAAATGGTCAACGGCCTTCTGAATACTGAAGGCACTCATGAAGCTGGTTCCGCCGTTCACACCCTTGGTCATCACTTCCTCCAGCAGATTACCCATGTTGCCCAGTATCAGGTTCCACAGCCAGCTGTTGTGCCCCTGCATCACATAGGCCCCGTCGCGCTTCGTCTGCCGGTTGTCGTCATACTTCCCGGTCAGGAACGACTTGTTGTCCGAACCCAGCTGGCAGTCACCGTCGTAGTAGGTTATCCACCACATCACGCCGTCCCACGTCCTCACCAGCATGTTTTTTGCCAGCTGGTCCACGCCCAGGTTGAACTGTACATACAGGTAGTAGGCAGCCAGGTTGGGCAGGTTGAAATACTTCCCGGCTTCCTTCCTGAAGGTCGGGCTTGCCCACTTGGCGGTCGGGAACTTGTTTCCGTCATCCTCATAGTCCACCCCGTCAAACGTGTGCGACTCCTTGTTATAGGTCATGCCCTTGCCTGCAGGCGTTTCCTTCACGCATCTGTACAGGAAGCCCATCATGCGGTCCAGGGCCTTGTACATCTTGTCATACTTGTCACCGGTGCCCAGATGTTCCTTGATGTTCGGTTCTTCTTCGGCATCGCCACCGCCGTCGTTCCAGAACACGTCTTTCGGGTGGTTGAACTCGAAACCGCCGTCAAAGTTGAAATCCATGAAGTCCGTATGGTCAGGTTCCGTGGACGGCAGCCAGCGGAACAGGCACAGGTCATTCGAGTTGTTCAGCGTCTCGATGCAGATGGGCAGGTATTCCTTCGGCTGGTCGCCGTTCGCCTGCAGGTAGTTCAGGGTGTCGCCGGTTCCCCATTGCTCGCCGCCGATAGTCTTGTCCTGGCCGAATATCGGGTAGCTGTCGCTCTTCTCGTTGTTCATGTTATACTGGCCGTAATAGGTCAGGTCCTCGTCCACACTCTTGGCCACAAACAGGTCACAGGGCAAGCCGTCAATGGCCGAGCGTATATCTTCCTTGCACGTATCTGCATGGTCGGCGGCATATTGCTGGGCCGGGGTCAGGATACCCATCTCCTTCATGCCGTCATGAATGAACTTCGCACCGCCCGTGTTGGTCGTCATGGAGGAGTCGGAAAAGTCACACTTCGCACAGGCAAGTTTCGCACCCACCGAGTTGCTCCGCAGCCGGAACAGGTTCTTCTTGCCCTCCGTTGCTGTCGGGTTGCTCTGCTGTCCGTTGCCGTCTATCTCGCCGTAGCTCATCCGTGCCGTATATCCGCTGGCTGTCTTCTGGAAGTAGAAGCGCAGGTTCTTGCGGGCATAGTTCACCGAACTGGTACCCTGGATGCGCAGATATATGTCACGGGCTATCCAGTCCAGCGCCCGGTTCTCACCGTTGTAGAATCTCACTTCCCGGCACAGCTTGTTGGCCTTCTTGTTGTTCAGCTGGGCCAGCGCATCCATCACGTTCAGCGTGTCGCTCTCGCTCGGCACCTCACTGCCCACGCTGCCCGTGCCTATCAGTACCAGGATCGAGTTCCGGCGTTTCTTCATCAGTCCCATCAGTTTCTCCATGCTCACCGTGTCCCCCTCGTTCAGCACGCGGTTGTCCTCATCCAGCGAACGCACGCCCGGTTCCCCGTCGGCATCCTCCAGGTGGTTGCGGTCCACGATGTAGTTGTTCAGCACCTCGTCCGAGGTCAGCGCCTTGTTATAGATGCGCACGCTCTTCACGTTCAGGTCGGCACCCGTTGACTTGAACTCCAGCTGGCTCTGGATGTTGAAGTTCACCTTGTCCAGCCATTTGGAAGCTGCCGATTCTTCACCGTTCACATAAAAGCCGATCAGCGTGCGCTGTTCGTTCGTCTGCACGTTCGGGTAGAACACGTAGGTAATGCGGATGTTCGTACCCGGCTGGAATTTCGTACCCACCGAGTCCTCATAGCGCAGCACCTGCCCGGCATCCATCGCCTCGGTCACCACACCGGTCAGGAACTTGGCCTCTTCCGGGGTCACAATCAGCCCGTACCGGTTGCCGTTGTCCAGCTGTCCCAGGCAGGTAATCAGTTCCGCGTTCGTGTCCGTCACGTTCGCCGTGCTGTATTCTATCTCCAGCGTCATGCCCACGTCACGGATGGCAAAGCCCTCCGGCTTGTCCGCTTCGTTGAAGGGGCGGTATCCTCCGTCTGCCGTCAGGGTCATGCCTGCACCGCCGGCCAGCAGCAGGCGGTCCTTGTGCCAGCCGCTTCCTGCCCCGTATTCGTTCACGCTCCACAGCACGTCCCGGAACTCCATGCGCTTGTCACCGCTCACCCAGCTGGCCGGGTTGTTTTCCGTGTTGCTTCGCCCGAAGGCATCAAACGTACACACCGCATCCGGTGCCAGCGTGGCTTCAATGTCGGGGTGCGATGTCGTGTTCACCTTCACCTCAAGCACGGCATCACCGCACGACACGCGGTAGTCCAGCGGTTCCACGTTCACGTTCGTCCGCCCGTAGCTTCCGGTCTCACCGCGCTGTAGCAGGTCTTCCTTCACCACACTGCCCTGGTTCGTTACCTTTACGCGGGCCGTGTACGCATCGCGGTCATAGCCGGCATACGTAAAGTTCCATGCCGTGAACTGCTCTGCCTCCAGCACCGGGTGTTTCCAGTCGCGCTGGAATCCCGCAGCCCGGTGGCTGAACATCATGCCCGCATAGGCCGTCACACCGCCGCCTGCCTTCAGCAGCGTAATGTAATGCACCTGGCTCACCACACCGGAGTTCTCATGCTGTGCATAGGCTTCCACCACGTTCGTCCCTTCCTGCATCTGCGTCAGCGGGATGGTCACGTTCTTCTGCTGCACACCGCTGCCGGCCGAAAGGCCAAGGGTAAAGGCCTGCCCGCCGTTCACACGGTAGTAGATGTTCTTTTCGCCGCTCGTACCCTTGGCCGTAAAGGGGATGTTCACGTCGTTCCGGTACCCGCCGTCGGCCAGTCCGTTGCCCACCGAGTAAGTCGTCTCCAGCGCCATGGCCACCATGGTCACCTTGGCCGTGGCCGTCTTCATCAGCGTGCCGCCCTGATAGGTAGCCTGTGCCTCCACCTGCACGGTATAGGCGGTGGCATCCGTCAGGTAGGGCGAAGCGTCAAAGGTATAAGCCTGTCCGGCTGTCACACCCACAAACTCCGCATCCTGAAACTCACTGATCACGGTCGAACCGCGTTTCACAATCACGCGGGCTTTCAGGTCGCTGTAGCCGTCCACCGTACCGCCACCGGCAGTACCCACGCCCACGGAGTATTTCACCACAAAGCCGCTTCCCAGTGCCAGGTACTGCTGCGAGGGAAGTCCCGCGCCGCCGCTGTCCGTCAGGTCAATGTTCACCACCACCTTGTCGTCGTCGGTGTACTTCGAAAAGCGTACTTCCTTCGAGCTTTCGCCGCCCTGGTTATCCTTCTGCTTCACCGTCATCACGTATTGGGTGCCGTCCTCGCTGTCCTGCACATCCACGTCCGTCACCGTACCCACCATTGCATCAAACACCGTTCCGGATGTAGGGGGCTTCGTCTCGCCGCTCACCAGTTCCTCGGTAGGGGTACGGTTTGACAGTTCTTTCTTCAGAAACGCTTCTACATCGTCCCCGGCATAGGCATGATAGGTGCCGTCCGTCTGTTTCTGGTTCCATGGTGTTTCAAGATTCATCGGATGTTCAGTCGCGTTGATGATTCCGCTTATTTTCCTTTTTGCCATAATACTATCCCATTATAATTATTCATTTATCAGTTTTACTGCTACCGTTCCATGCGTCCGATCCGTTCCACGGCTCGTCGCCTTTCCAATAGCCAAGTCCGAAGCAGCTGCTTATTGCGGACCATACCAGCCTTGCACCGGCATAGAGAGCCGACAGGGCACGTTTTCCCACATACGCAGCCGTTATTTCCTTACCGCCTTTGGTTATCATCGTTACTCCTCCTCATATATCAGATACAGCGTATTCGCATCCTTGTCCGGCAGTGCCTCATAGGCTTCCTCGCTCATCACCTCATGCCGGTAGGCCAGAAGTTTCAGAGCGCCTCCCGTGCCGGTATATATGGCATCGCCCAGCAGGTAAAGCTTGTCCGGCAGGATGGCTGTCCGGTCCGCATTCATGAACATGCCGGCAGGGGGTACTCC